CGGGCGTGAACACCCTTGATAGGTGCGCTGAACCTCTCTGCGATATTGAAGACGTGGATGCCATTGTTCTCACGCATCGCCTTTGCGAACTCGTTTACCGAAGAGGTGAGCATACCGCTCATTATCTCGCTCATAAGAATCATTGTGTACATCTTATGTTCCTTGACACCGTGCTTTAGAAACTGATTGTCGATTGCGAAGAAGCATTTCTGAACGTCTGGCTTCAAGTCGTCCTCGATGATGTCCGTGAGGTCTAGCCATAGCTGATACATCTGTACCTCGCTCATATAGTGCTTGAATGCGGCGATTAAATCGTCCGACTGTTCCTTTGCCTCGGTGAGACGTTTCTTAGCCTCCATACGGAAGATTTTCTTGTCCTCCTTGATAAGGTTGTACGTATCTGTTATCTGCGTCTGCACCACGGAAGCGAAACCACCTATCATAGTGTAGAAGAGCATATAGAACTTGCTCACCTGTTCTTGTGTTGGGTGATATAAAGGGACACCGTTGAGCACTGGTCTCGATGTTTTTGGATTCCAATTCGTCTGCATAGGCTTACATCTTGTTTTCGACCGCCAACGCACAGACGAGGCAGAAAATCATCAATACCATCAACCAGACGTGTTCGATTGCGAAGAACACCATCGCTAGCCCTGCCAACGCTGCGGAGGCGATGAGCAGGGTCATTACTATAATATGCTTATATTTCTTCATTCTCAACTTTTCTTTTGTAATATTTTCTGTTAGCACCACGACTCTTTGCTAGCATTCTCTCGTATTGCTCTGGGTTGTTTTCTTTCAACCACGCATAATGTTTGCGGCGATATTCTCTATTACGAGCCAGCTTCTCTTCTTTCGTGATTGTCTTTCGGTTGTTTGCAACGGACTGACTTTGCGCCTTGCGTATGTTGTTTAATATAAATTCCTTTGATTTCTTCAAACCAAGCATCTTAGCCCTTGTAGATACAGCCTTTTGTGTTCGTCTCAACGCCTTCCCGATATTGATGTTCGAGTTATTGGCATAGTTGTCCTTTAGGAACTTATCATCCGCATTCGTCCATAAGTTATCTAGCCTCATATCACTGCACCCCCTTTCCGTTGTCGTAGCAAGCCTTGTAGCTATCAAGTTGCTGGCTTACGTGAACCAGCTTGTGATTGTAGCTGTCACGTTCCGCTCTTGCCTTGCTGATGAAGACGAAGCTAACGATGAACGATATTACCACCGTGGCTATAATAGCAGCCCAAGGGAAGCGGTAAACCAATCTATTAATGCCACGACAAACATTGCGAACAATCACGATATTGTAGCGTAAGATGTAGATGAACGCCTCCTTGGTTGTAGCGTCACCCACGAATGAAATTCTATTTTCCTGTGCCATAATTCTAACCTAAAAATATTGGTGATCTTCTGAATATCTCATTGCTAGGAGTCTTAAACTCCTTATTCCAAGTACGATAGATAACATTGAGGTTTAGCTTGTCTGCCAAGTGTTTGCACTTATTCTCAAAAACCTCAACTTGCTCCTTGAAAACATACAATCGGTTATTTGGTCTATTCTTTAAGGAGTTAAGAATTTCTTTGTCAGCAAACCTAGCAAACGCATAAAGGAATCCCCAATCATAAATATTTTTTGGAGCAAAATTCACGCCATCAAAACACCCGAAGCCATAAGTAGGGATATTTGAAACAAAACTTTTTCCACCAGACGTGTAAACATAGATATGTTTGATGTTTTGGTACTGTTTCCTAATATTGGCTGCAAAAACATTCAAATCAACAAAAGATTCAAACGGCTCGCCGCCTGTGATACACAACGTATGTACCGTTTTTAACTCCTCTACAGAAGCCACGGGAATTTTTTCTGTATCGTATAGTTTGTTGCAACATAACTCGCAACTGTGGTCGCACTTAGATAATATCATCAAGTGCATTATTTCTGGTTTAACTTTTTCTTCCATTATTTAGTTATCTTTTTCTACTGCACCAATTCGATGTTGATTGCCAGTACCCTGCCAGCCAAATCTCCCTCGGTGTCGCCTTCGGGTGGTCTCTAAGCCACTCGTCGGCTTGTTCATTTACGTTCGCCATTGTCTGCTCGTTTTGATTCATTCTTTGCCTTGCCTTGAAGACCGCCAAGAGGATTTGCAGTCTTGTCTCTACCTGTTCGCTCACAATATGTTTCCCAGGTAATTGCGTTCTTCTTTGCCTCGATAGCCTCTTGTTTTTGTTTCTCGGCAAGTTTCTCGCTATCAACCATAGCACGTTGCTCAAACAAGATGTATGAGTAATCTTTGAGACCAAACAGAATGTCTTGTGGATTGACGGTACGCCCTGCGTAGAGCTTACCATAGTCACCAAGCGAGAAGCAATAAAAGAAATGTGTAAGCTCGGCAGGAGTAAGATGATAGTACTCTTGTCTTATCCTCGCTGCAAGGGCGTTCACCTGATAGACAGTGACGGATTCAAAAGCACCAAGGAACGTAAATAACTCGATGAGCATCTTCTTTATCCACCACTCGCTTGCGCCATCGGAAAACTTGTTGTCAATTTCCACGAGGGAAAGCCCTCCTTGTTCCACCGCTTGGTGTGCGGTCGTTATCATATCCTTGCGCTTCGATAATGCAGGATATTTCCAAAGGAAATCCATATATCCCTTGCCGAACCTTTCGACAGCCGCTGCGATGTCAGCTTGTGAGGATTGCTGCTGCCTTGTTAATTGATTGCTGTTGTCTTGCATAACTATTAACACTATTGTCTTTAGGAGCGAACAAGCCAGTGTAGTTGTTGCCCATTGAGAAATCTACTATCTGCTTTGCGTATTCGGGGTTTCCGCCGCTCATTTGCAGTAGTTTCTTCTTTAGGGCTGCAAGTCCACGTGGCTTGTACGATTGTTTCTTTTCTTTCTTGTAAGCCAGCCACTCGTCAAGAGCTTCTTGACACGGATAATCGCCTTGTGGCGGCTCTTCTACTTGGAAATCAGATAAGTCATACCCAAGGGCGAAAGCAGCACCCATACAGAAGATTTTCTGCTTTTCTCGGTCGCTTGGGAACAACTCGTTAGACTTCTGTCTTATTTCTTTAGGTAATATCATACGCCTAAGTATTTTTGTTGATTTTCTACATCATGCCGAATGTGAAGCAATGCGATATACTCGTCAGATGAAGGAAAGTCAAATCCTGTCTCTTCCTTAGACCAAGCACGAAAGTTGTCTATTGACTTGCTCATTTCGTCCTGCGTAAGGTCGGCAGAGGAACGTAGGTAAGTGTAAATCTCACCTGTGAACTTGTCTATCCCCTCTCTGACGAATATATCCTTGTTTGCGGTCAGCTTATAGAAATGCGTCTTAACTTCATCAAGTGTATAACCGAATTGTAAGCCGAAAGAAGATAGCATTGTATGTAAGTATTTGTTACTTTGTAACGAACGTCCTTTCTTCTCTGTAAGCTCAACCATCGAGCCTTTGTTTTGAAGCTCTACACATCTGTCACGGAACTTTTGAAGCTCCACTGCATTCTTTAAGTTGTACCACATATTTCACAATTAAATGCTTGCTTTATCATTTCAACCTTTGCATCAAAAAGGAAGGTCATCTGACTGACCTTGTGCATTGGGTGGTGCAGGCTGACCGTTAGGCACTGCGCTACGCATAGCTTGTTGTTGCGCTTGTGCTGCGGCTTGTGCTCCTGCGGCAGGATTGTTCGCTCCCCACTGCTGACCTCCTTGTTGGTAGCCTCCTTGTGGTGGCTGCTGATAACCTTGCTGTCCTTGGCGATTGATGTTCCAGGCACGGATTTGATTAAACCAACGCCCATTGTATTCGTGTGCGTCGATGTCAAAATCAACTGTCACGTTCTGCTCTCCAACTTGTGGATTGAGCTGATTGATTTTGTCTTGCCCGAACAAGTTAAGAACAACTCTCTTTGGATATTGCCCTGGGACTTCAACCACGAAATCCAGGGACTGCCATTCTTTGCCTTGTTGCGATACACCGCTTTTCAATGGGCATACCACAACGATGTTTCCTGTAATTTGCATTAATCTATCTTTGTGTTATATAAATACTGCGTTAAACCTCGAAACTCTGCCCAATCCAAGAATTGGTCTAAGAGATTACGAATATCTTGCTCCATACCATCGTATCGGCAAACTCTGATAGGAGGCGTGTGCGGAATAAGCGGCAAGCCACGAACATCATATCCGTGCTTGTCTATCTTATATTCCTCGAAGCAGAAGAGGTCGAAATCGAAGATGTCAGCCCCGAACATATCAAGATAAAATCTCCACTGGCAAGAGTCGTAATATTGCTTATCTTGTGGCGTACTATACTTTGTCTTAATGTCTCGAAGCTGCAAACCATTCACTACGTCGGCGCAACCAGTGACAACCGCCCTTCCGTAATCCTTATACTTTCGTATCTCGTGGAAGGCTTCGATGTTTTGGTAGCGATAATCAAGAGCGACCTTGATTTGGTTAAGGTCAAGAGTAACAGGGTAGCCATCTATGTCGAACGTGCGACCTTCGGGTACTGACTCTTGCTTCTCCTTACCATAATATGTAAATGTGCGATAACCAGCTGGAGCGACAACACAAGGCTGGCATCCTGTCTCTACTATTGCGTGGAAAGCCGAGCCAATGCGTGTATATTCGTTCCCTTGGAACTCACCTACGATGTTGTCTATAACGCTCTGCTCTGTTATCTCGTAGTTGTCATACTCCGATTGTTCGATGTATCTTCTGAACGCCTCTATCGTTGTCACACGAGCGAGTGGCTTCTTACTTTGCTCCATCGGCGTTTTCTTTAGCCTCATCCTTCTTGTCTTCTTTCTTGGCAGCAGACTTCTTTTCATCGGAAGGCTTAGTAAACTTGCCGTCGGCATAAGTAAAGCCCTTTGCGGCGAGTGCCGTGGAAATCTCATTGAAGAAAGGCTGCTTCATAATCTGAGGCAACTCCTTGCAGTCGGCGAGCAACTTGGCTGCGCCCTCATCATCCTCTACCTTGGCAAGCTCTCCACGCAACTTAGTGATAAGCTCGTTAGCCTTGCGCTGCGCCTCGGACTTAGACTGAATAGATTCCTTTACCTTCTTGATGATGTCACCCATAAAGGTAGCGAACTCTGGAGCGGTAGCATCAGGGATTTCAGTCAATGGAATCTGTGCTACATTCTTGCCGATGTAGTTATCTGTTGGCTCAAATGAGATATGGCGTTTTCCGTTAATCATCGAAATGTAACCAACTTGGTCTGCAATACGAAGAAGCAAGTCTTTGGATTGACCTGTGCAATCGGGCGAGTGCTTGATTACATCACCCTCGGAAGTTTCCTTATCGTGACAGATAAAGATGAGGTCTGAACCATTTGAACGAAGAGTTCCGACGAACGACTTAAATTCATCGCCCATCTGACCATATCGCTTCAAAGTGTTTGTACGCAATTTGTAGTTCATCTGACAAACATACTCAGACAAGAAATCGTCCAAAATTGCCTTGGCTGTATCACCGACGATAGTCTTGTAATCCTTGAAAGCAGGGATATTGTCAAGAACCTCTTGCCAAGTGTTTGCGCAAAGGGTATCTACACGTTGCACAGCTCGGTCATATCCGCGGTCGCAGTCTAGTATCAGAGGCTTTTCTGCTGTTGTGGCAAGTGATGTCTTGCCTGAACCAGGCTGACCGTACAAAACAATAATAACAGGACGTTCTGGAGCAACGTCGTCTTTTTTAATGATTGGCATTTTATCTTTAATTTTTAAATTGTTATTTACTCATTCATATCTCCATTCCCAGTTACTGCAACAGTAGTCTGTGAACCTACGAGCCTTTGGATTGCCACACAAGCCAAGCAAAAGGCAATCGTGGCAGGAGTGCTTGTAGAATGGGTTTAGCTGACTTCTGTTCATAGTGAGAATAGATTAATGAACCTTATTGATGTATCGGAAATACGTTTCCACCCTTACCGAGCCTCCCTTTCCGTCGGGTCGGTCGTAGTAGTGAGGAACTGCATCGAGAATCCTCCCCTCGCCATCTTGAAAGTTAAGATACACGCTCTTCGCTTGCAGGGCTAGTACCTTGTCCCTGTCAAGCTCCATAAGGCAAGCGTGTATCTCTCGTTGGTGGAGAACCGCCTTAGCCTTCTTTTCGGGCATATTGGCGATAATCTGTCCTACTCTACTCATCCGCTTCTTTTTTCTCTGTGTCGGAAGGCGCATGATGCTCGAATACGTCCATCACGTTCGTAAGGTTAAGACCGACTACATCGTAGTCTATCATCGTTTTGCCCATAACCTCATCAATGTAGCGAAGCGCACGTGCCAACGACTTAGCCTGTACGAGATAGGTAACGTTTGTACGTTTCTCCTTATCGCTCTTCTCGTCGATAGTGATAAACTGCAACTTTGCCTTGAACCACAGATCATCATCGTATTTGCCTGAGAAGAAAACCTCATCAAAGGTCGCTTTCTTTGCGCTTGTCACTGCGGACTCGCCACTGATATATGCTGACATTTCATCAATGATTGATGATTCCGCCTCCGTGCAGGAAAGAGCATCCACAACGTAAAGTTCCTTTACGATTTTCTCGCTTCCGTCTTCCTGCGTTTTCTGATACTTGATTCTTGTCTCGAACCAAGAGCCTGTTTTTGTACGCATACATTAGTCCTCCTCTGAATTAAAGATTTCACCTAAGGTAGAGATAAGAGGATTGTCCTCACCGAGTTTCTTCTTCAACTCCTCGAAGGACTTCTTGGCTTTCGCCTTTTCCTCTTTCTCCTTGGTATTCTCAGCTTCAATACGAACAGCCATCTTAGCCTGGCTGTACTTGCAGAGCAGAATATCGAGTGCGAGAGCTACAAAGAACTCGTTGCTCGCATTGCGTTGTTTCTCGTCTTCAACCTGTGCCACGTCACGAACGAACTCATCAGAGTCCTCTACAATCAAGCGAACCTCCTTGAACTCTTCAGGAGTATCCGCTGCCTTGAACGCCTTGTCGATAAGTGCTTGCTTGTCGATGATAACACTTACCTTAATCTTTTCGTTTGCCATAATCTTATGAATTTAATTAAACAATATGTTACTTCAATCTATACGAGCGAGCCAACTTCAAGTAGTGTTCTTGGTTGGCTCTGTAATATTCTCTTTGCTTTTGCAGTCGCTCCTCACGGTGTGCCATATAGCGTTCGTGGTCGAGCTGGCTGCGTCTTGTGTTACTTCTCATATAACTCAACTATATAAGTTACCGCATTGTTGCCTCCACCTTTATAGATGGTAGCACACAAACAGATTGCTTTATTCTTCCCCCCCCCTTATCTGTTTTTTTATCAATTCAAGTTGATGATTTGCTATCATTTCTCAATCAATTCTAAAACGAATGGTCGTAAATCAAAACCACCTACACCATGCGAATAAAACGCTGTTAGAGTGCCGCATTTAACGTATGAGGGGGGGTGAACTACGACTGATTTGTATAGCGTTGGATAGAAAACTATTCTACGTTTCATATAACTCAATAATCATATTATCCTTTGATACGGAAGTAAGCGAAGATGATTTATCACCTCTCACCTCTAATTTCTGAAAGTGTGAGGAAGAAAACCAATCACCATCGCTACGACCTCGTATTGCTATCACTTGACTTCTCATAAATATCTATCAACATCGGATAAAGTTGCTTCTGTGAATAGTAATGACTTAACCCTGTTGTTATACAAGGGCATTTCAGATTACCCCCCCAATTCTCCAAGGGCTTTGAATAAGCCATACCTACGAGTTTAGCTTGTCTCATACATATCTTTTTCCTTTCCGTAGTAGTTATCGTGAAGCCTTTGTTTCTCCAACTCGTAGCCAATCGTGGCTATTTCTTGCTTTTCCTCATCTGTAAATGAAGAGTATTCCGAATAAGCATTCATATACTCCAATGCTTCATCAATGCTTACTTGTGGCTCTAAGAGATAGTCTTTCAGTTTGCTGTTATCCGTTTTCTCCATAAGTTGTGCGACAATACCATCTTTAAGGTAGTATTTATCCCCAGCTTCACATTGAAGAATATCCTTGATAACAATTCCACTATCCTTTGGCTGCGGTATATCTGTTTGGTATCGTGGTAACTCGAAAGGGTCTTCTGAGAAATCAAATAAACTTGTGCAACCCAAATCCTTAACCTTGATATTACTCCAATAGATACGCTTTCTGTTCTGTGCGGAAACCAACGCTGAATTGATATGTACACCACGAACACCGATTGCGTGAGATAAACATCGTTCCCACTTCTCCAGCATTTCAACGTTCTCCAAGAAGAAATAGATATTTGGATTGAACTTGCGTAATTCCGTTAGGATTCTCATATATTCCCAAAAGAGATAGGACTGACCCTCAAACTCGAAACCTTGCGATTTTAACTCCAAGTAGCGGTCGAGAGTGTAAATCTCCTCTCCTTGCGCTGTACTCATACCTTTCATCTTTCCGCTGAAGCTGAATGACTGGCAAGGACTTCCGCCGCAAATGAAATCAGGAACACCATATTCTTGCACCAATGCTGCCACATTAATATCAGTTACTGACCCAACTTGTATCATATTAGGAAAGTTCTGTATCTCTGCCTTGATTGCGTACTTATCTATCTCTGAACTGATAAAACAGCCAACGTCTATACCTAACTCCTTCAGTACGATACTTGCACAACCCATACCATCAAACAACGACCACACCTTGATGGGTCTATCAAACTTTGGCAAGAAAGACCAACAATGCTTTATTGTATCGCATTGCCATCCGTTTCCGTCTTGTTTGTAGTGTTGGCTTTCGGAAATACCGCTCCAATCGTACCATTCGGGAACACCTTGCAGTCTATCACATTCTGTAGGCGTGAGCCTTCTGATAGCCGCAATGTATGTAACACCATTGATAGTAACCTCGTGTCCTTGCTTCTCGCTCGGCATACGTGATCGAAAGTCTTTGAGCTGTTTTTCTCTAACCTTGTAGTAAAGCTCCGTTGCTAATTGTTTCTTATTCATATCTCGAATAACTTTAAGACAACAGCTTTGTCTGCCTGTCGCCCGAAGTTTTGTTGGGTAATCAAACATTTTGTCTTAGAATTACCCCCCCTAAATTCAAATCGTTCACCTGTCGTTGTTGGATATATGACTGCTTGCTTCATACTCATCTGGCTTCATATCTGCCACCCCGAACATCATCGCCAACGCTGCGCCAACAATGAATATCAGACAAGTGGCGAGGAAACTGAAAAATATTATACTCATAGTTCAAAAACTTCGATTGGCTTCTTGCCG